ACGCCTTCCGAAAACTCGGTCAGGTCTTCCAGAAACCACTGATCCGCCTGCTCGATAGTGCATGTGTCGCCAGGCTTCACACCCTTGGTGCGGCCTCGCGCGATGGTCCAGACGCCCGCAGGGCAGCGATACGCCTTGAGCTTGCACCCCTCGGAGCGCGCGATTTCCAGCACCGCGTCGTAGGCGATGGGCCAGTCGAGTTTCGGGTTCGGCTGAGTCATTCCTTCTCTCCCGACTTGCTCGCCATGAGCCTCATCAGCTCGGTGCGCAGCAAGCGCAGTTCGTGCTTCACGTCGGCGGCAAGCTCTCGCACTTCCCCGGCGCTGCGGTGGTTTTCAGCGGCTTGCACCTGCATCTTCTCTTCGAGAATCGCCACGCGCCGATCCATGTTGTTCGCGTAGGCAAACAGTGATCCGGCAATGACCACGGTGGTCAGCAGATGCGAGACGTTGAGCGTCTTATCCAAATGCCAGTGGCGGCGATCCTGCTCTACCGGGGTGTGGGTGGACTGCATCAGAGACCCCCGTATGCGACCACACGGGTCTTGTGCTTTTCACGTTCGAACTCAGACTTCACGAGCGCGCAGTAACGAGCGAAGACGAGTTCGTTCTCGTCAGCCTTTGCTCTGTCAAATGTCTCCGCATCTTGCTTGCGGTATGCCAGCGCCTTCATGGCGGTGAGCAAGTGGATGTGGTGCTGATCATCAACGTCGACAAGCTCTTGGTCGTCGCCTGTGATGTCGTTGAGCGGCAGGCGATAGACGCGGAGCTTGATGGTGTCGTCCGCTTCAGGAACGTTGACCCAGCGCACGATGCCACGCTGCATACCGATGACCATCGCTACAACCGGCCCCACCTGATCGCTCAGTGTGAACGGACGGTTGCTGCCGTAGTCACTGCGTCCGAGACGACCGATGTCGGTCGAGTTGATGATCTCGACCGGGCGGTTGTCCGAAGTGCGCTGAGCAAACATGAAGCGCAAGATGCGCTTACTGACCTCGGACGTAGGCTCGTTCGCTATTGCGCTGACTTCGGTGATCGAAGACGTGAAGTCTGCGATACCGCCAGTCAGCCGCACGAATGCCTTGTATGCCGAGTCCATGTACTCCCAAACCTCAACGTCTTTCCAGAGGTAGGGCTCGGCCTCGTCAGCGACATCCGAACGAAACAGCTCGAAGAGCCTCGTCGAGTTCATCACTCACCGGCCCGGTAGGCTTGCCACAGCGCGACCACTTCGTTGCGGTCAACGTCGAAGTCCACCAGCTTCTCGACAGCCTTCACGCTCGGCACACCAGCGCCAGTGAAGTCCTTCGAGTCGTTGCGCTCAGTCAGCAGGGCGAACGCAGTACGAATCTGTTCGGCACGCTCGTCGTGGCTCAGCGGCGCGACTTCAGGGGTTTCAGGGTCGAGCATGTCGGGGTTGGCCCCGTCGACGCGCTCTGCGCCGATGCCGCGTGCCTCACGCTCGATGAGCGCCGGGACAAAGGTCGGCACATTCTTGACGAAGTTCACGCTGTGCCCCGTCATCGAGCGCAGCACGAAGTTCCGGTTCAGTACATATTCAGCCATCACCTACCTCGCTGTTTCAAAAAGCCCCGGTGGGCCGTAGCTCACCGGGGAAGACTCGCATCAGTTGGAGACGGTCTCGGACCAGCGGTCGCGCATGATGTACTGGACGCGCACAGTGACCTTGCCAGCAGTCGAGGCTGCGACGGTCGGGGCGACCGTGACGCGCAGGTTCTCGCCTGTGCCCACGTAGCCAGTCGGGACCAGCGCGGTGCGGCCCGCTGCGGTGCGGTCGGTGGCACCCAGGTAGCGCGTGGCGCTGACCGAGTCACCCACCGAGATGTTGTACGCGGTCGAGCCGGTCACAGCGGTTTCGGTGACGACCTCGCCGCCGACGACGATGGCGCGCGGGGGCAGGTTGATGGGTTCGAAGACGTTCGAGCCGACCGTCTTGAAGTCCTTGAGGACGCCGTTCACGTCGAGCATGGTGTCAGCGAATTCGAAGGTGAACTCGCTGCACAGCACGGTCTGAGCGGCGCGGGAGGGGTTGAGCTTAGCCATGTCCGTCTCTCCTTACTGAGCGGTGTACACGGAGATCAGGCCGTGGTCTTCCACGGTGCCGCCGCTGTACTGGGTCGTGAACTGGGGCTTGAGGAACCCAAGAATCTTGCCGATGCTGATGCCCTGGCTGTTCTTGTAGTCGTCGTACTCTTCGTCCCAGTAGGCGTTGCCAATGTCAGCCATACCCAGCGCTTGAGCGCCGCAGAACAGCATCTGGCAACCGTCGACCGCACCACCGCCCCACTTCGAACCCGTGGCCGCGCCGCGAGTGTTGTAGACGTGGCGGTGTTCGTGCAGATACAGGCCGTCGACCTTCACCGTCGAGCCGGAGAACAGCGGGTTGCTGCCGTCGCGGGTCTGGGCGTGACGCAGGTTCTGCATGTAGGTCGGGTCGAGCTTGAGCTTCGCCATCGCCAGCGGGGACAGGAAGACGTGGAAGGTTTCCTCGCCGCCCTGCTCGCGGATACCGCGAATGTAGTTGTCCTTGGCGTAAGCCTTCAGGGCAACCAGCATTTCCCAGGTCGGGGTGTCATCGGTGGTCAGGTCAGCCGTCGCGCCGTTGAGGATCAGACCCGAGGTCTTGTCCCAGCGGAAGGCACGCTTCGAAGTCGGCGCCTTCACGTCGGCGGCGAATTCGAGGTTCTTCAGGTCCGAACCGACGCGCACGCGACCGTCGTTGTGCATGGTGTAAGCCACACCCGACATGGTCAGGAAAGCGATCTGGTCGATACGATCCGAGGCCCAGTAAGCCAGCTTGTCACGCGACTGTTCGCGGAACGAGACGATGGACTTCTGGTCGGCCATGCGGCCTTCGTTGTGGTTGGCGTTACGCATCTGGTCGATACGGATCACTTGATCGTACGACTTCAGACGCTCTTCGTTGCCCTTCAGGGTGCGATCACCGACCACACCGTCGCCTTCCATATCGGCAACCAGGGTGATCACGGCGCGAGCACCCTTCTCCGACTTCTTCAGCTCGGTGATGTGCTGGATGACGGAGTTTTCGGACTTGCCGAGGAATTTGTTGATGAAGGACAGATTTCGAGCTTGGCTCCAGAAATCCATGCTCCAGGTCGTTTTTTGCTCGTCGGTGAGCAGACCGAAGTTTGTGACAGCCATTTGGCTCTCCTTGCGAATTGAATCGAACGGTTCTCTGACGCACTCTCACGGCGTCTTTGCGGTGCCTGTATCGCTGGCAACGTGCGAAACGAACGACCTTTTCAGCAGGGACGAGCTGCGCTGCCTGTGTCGCTGGTAGCTAAGCGAGGGTGATCCCGTTTCGTGGGATCAATCCGGCGCATGTGCGGGGAGACGACCGCTGCTGCGCACCAAACACGAGGTTAAGCGTGTTGACGGAAGTCTACGTCAGACGCTATCAGAGTACAAGAGCATCAGAGCATATCTCCGCGCAAACGAGCCTTCGTCGTGGCCGGTAGCGCGTTGAACTCTTCGAGCGTCATCTGCGCCACGTTCGGCATGGCTTTCTCACCGAGCTTGTCGCTGTCCAGACCCACGTCCTTCATGCTCGGCGGCTGCTTGGCCTGCACTTCGAGGTTCTTCTTCACCTGCTCAGCCTTGCGGTCGGGCACCTTCGCAGCGGCGAGACCTTGCTGTGCCGGGGCTTCGTCGCGTGCCACGCGCTTCATCACGAAGTCCGTCGCGCTGGTGATGGCTTGGCTCGGCGGCATGCCCCCCTGACCCAGCCGCGCCTGACGGTCGAGAATCATCTCGACCAGCTCGGGGTCGTAGGTCTCGCTCTTCGGGTTCAGCGTCGAGTAGTCCGCCTCCAGCTTCGCCACGGCCAGTTCGAAGCGCTCGGCTTCCAGAATCTGACTGGTGGCGGTGCGTGCGTCGGCCTGGGCCTCGGCGCGAGCAATCTGCCGCTCGGTGTGACGGATGGAGCGCATCAGCTCGGCGGCTTTCTCAGCCTCGCCGTCCAGCAAGAACTGGGCGTGCTGCTTCTCCATCTCGGCGATTCTGGTCTCCAGCTCTTCGGTCTGCTCGGTCTTCACCTGTGCCTGGGCGCGCTCGGCAAGCTGGCGCTCCAGCTCGGCAGCACGACGCTCAGCGGCCTCGCGGGCCTCGCGCTCCTTGCCGACCGCTTCGTCGAAGCGCGCCTTCGGGATGCCGGCGAAGCGCCCTTTCTCGTCACGAGCGGGTTCCTCGGCCTTGTCCTCTTCAGGGGTTTCGACAGCCTCTTCAACGACATCTTCCTCTGTCACCTCTTCGACGACAGGCTCTTCGACCGGCGCCTCCGTCTTCAGCGCCTCGATCTCTTCAGGGAGGAAGTCACCACGGTCAATCGCTGCTTGGTCCAGACTCATTTACGCCACCTCGTTATGCAGTTTTTCTTTCAGGGCGTAGCCCATCAGCGGCCAGATCTTCGTGACCGCGTTGGCGTGGGCGATCTTGCGCCCCAGTTCGGCGTCGAAGTTCTCCGGGCTGGCGCATGCCGACTCGCCGGTGAC